GCATGGCGCGGCGCGGCGCGGCGCGGCGGGGCATGGCGCGGTAACGCCGACAAGGCAAGGCATGGCGCGGCGCGGCGCGGCGGGGCACGGCGGGGCACGGTAACGCCGACAAGGCAAGGCATGGCGCGGCGCGGCGCGGCGGGGCACGGCGGGGCACGGTAACGCCGACAAGGCAAGGCATGGCGAGGCAAGGCCAGGCACGGTAACGCCGACAAGGCCAGGCACGGCCAGGCAAGGCTGGCAGGCATGGGCATAACAGCCAAACAGCTCGAACGACGCAAGACCCAGCCCTACACGTCGGGCAGCGACTTAGCGGCTGTCTGCGGGTGCGACCCGTTTCGCTCCGCCTACGACGTGTGGTTGGTCCGACGCGGCATGGTGGACGACGCGCGCCTTGAGGTTGCCCACGCACACAACCGGGCGATGCAGATGGGCACGATGTTGGAGCCGGTGATACTGGATTGGGCATCGCAGCGGCTTGGGAAGCTGCTACGCAACCAACGGCGCGTCAATCGTCCGGCGATGTTGGCGTGCCACCTGGACGCGATCACCGGTCGGACGGAAGGTCGGGACGATCCCGGCGACACCGTCGAGGCCAAGTCCTCCGGCATGACGTGGGCTCTCAGCGAACAGTGGGGCGACACGGACGACGATTACCCGACAGACGAGATCCCCATGCGAATCGTCCCGCAAGCTTACGCGGGGATGATCTGCAACGGGTCCCGGCGATGCTGGGTGCCGACGATCCTCGGCGGGCGTGGGTTCCGCATGTACCTCGTCGAATACCGGAAGTCCGTCGCCGATGAGTTGGTCCGCCGCAATCTCGCGTTCATCGGCGGACACGTCGAGACGCGCATCCCCCCGGAAGATTGCAAGCCTTCGATGGAGTTCGTTCGAGCGCTTCGACGCCAGCCGGAGCAGGTCCGGGAAATACCAGTCGAGATGGTGTCGGCGTGGCGGGACGTGAAGCGCAAGCGCCTCGAACTAGAAAAGGCGGAGGACGAAGCCAAGCGAGATATATGGCTTGAGCTTGAGGGATGCGACGGCGGGACGATAGACGGCGAGCTGGTCGTGACGAACAAGATGCAGACGCGGAAGGCGTACACGGTAGCGGAATCGAGTTTCGCCGTACTCAGGGAAGTGAAACGGCCCACGGGTTGCGGATTTGTTTCCTGACGACCACGGGCTTTGAGAGGCAGCAAGCAGCATGGCAGCGACAGCAGAACAGTTGGACGCAAGTCCGATCAACCTCGCCAAGCCGGTGGGCAGCAAGGACACACTCATTCAGTTGCTCGAATCGAGGAAGGCGAGCATTGCAGCGATCCTTCCGCGGCATATGGATGCGGACAGGTTGCTCAAGCTGGCGTTGCTGGCGTTCAGCCGCACGTCGAAGCTCATGCAATGCACGCAAATTAGCATCCTCTCGGCAATCACGCGCGCTGCCGAGTTAGGCATCGATTTTACCGGAACCCTCGGCGGCGGGTACCTCGTTCCGTACGGTAGCGAGTGCCAATTCATCATCGGCTACCGTGGCCTCATGGATCTCGCACGGCGACACGGCGACGTTAAGGTTATCGAGGCGCGCGTCGTGCGGACCGGCGACAAGTTCGACTACGACTATGGCCTTGAGTCGAAGCTCACGCACAAACCGGAACCGTCTTCGTCTGGCAAGCCAACGCACGTTTACGCGATCGCACGTTACAAGAGCGGGTTCAGCCAGTTCGAGGTGATGACCATCGCGGAGGTGAACGAGATCCGCAAGCGTTCCAAGGCGGCGAACAATGGACCGTGGACGACCGACTACAACGCAATGGCGGTGAAGACGGTCGTTCGCAAGCTCTGCAAGATGCTCCCGCTTTCTCCGGAGTTCGCTCAGGCGGTCCGCGAATCAGACGAGGTGGAATTCGGACTGGCGGCGAACACCATCGACGTGGAGCCGCTGGGCGGCGGCAACGAACGTCTCGCGAAAACTCTCGGCGTCGGCAACGGGCAGGAACCAGCCGAAGAGGCAAGCTCCGACCCTGCTGGCGATGCGATCGTTGCCAAGCGGCAGGACATCATCGACCGGTATCGCGCGATGTCACAGGCCGTCCGCGACATTTTCCATGGGGCAGTCGGGTTCACGGGCGTGGAGCCGCGCGTGCTGGAAATGACCGACATCGGAGACTTGGACAAGCTGCTCGCCCACGCGGTGAACGTGGGCAGGAAGCCGCGGTGAAATGACACTGTAACCACCCCCGGACGGCGAGGCGCGGGAGAGCCGCGTCAGTGTGCCGAACGCGCCTCCGGGGAACGGTCAATAGCGGCTGTGAAAACAGCCTCAAAGAAGGTGGGCGGAATGATCGTCGGGCAGTGGATAGCGATGCGATTAGACCTCTCGGTTGACCCCGCCGTATTGTCCATCGGCTACACGTTGGCGCGCACAAACAACGAGGTGATCGGCGCGCTCTACAAGGTCTGGGTTTGGGCGAATTCGCAGTCTACAGACGGCACATTTCCGTGCGTTCCGACGCGTCATGTAGACAAGATTGCCGAGATTGAAGGCTTCGCGCAGGCCATGATTGACGTCGGATGGTTGGCCGATTGTCGAGAAGGCAAAGGCACGCAAGTCCCCAATTTCAAAAGGTTTAACGGCCAATCAGCCAAGCGCCGAATGCTTAATTCACGCCGTCAAAAGATGTCGCGCGATTGTCATCCAAATGTCGCGCTTCCAGCGCGACAAAAGCGCGACAGCAGCGCGACAAAAACGTTACGCCTCTCGCGTAAGAATAAGAATGAGAATAAGAATAAGAAACAGCAGCAGACCCCCCTACCCCCCGTTCGCTCCGAATCCACGCCGCCAGACACGCCAGGAACGCCGGGGCTTGCTGCTGGAGTTGCACTTCGTGCCGAGGGGATCGATCCGCCGACCGACGCGATGCTGTTGGCCGAGTTCCCCGGCCTGACGCCGGAGTTGGTTCGCGAGTGCCTGACCGGGGTGAACGGCGGCCCTGGTCTCCGAGTCACGGTCCTCCGCGAGAAGCTCCCCGGGCTCATGGCCGCGCGGTCGGCGAACGCCGAGGCTTCCGGCCGGCTTGGCGTCGTGCTCGCCAGGTACCGCGCGGCGTACGAGGCGGACCCGGCCATCGGTGAGCTCTACGGGCGGCTGGCCGTCTGGGAGCAAACCGATCGGGATCGCGCGGTCGCGGAACGCCTCGCGGCGGAGATCGGGACCGCCGCTGGCACGGCCATCGCCAAGGCTTGGGTGCGCGGCTCCCGCGTGCCAGGGCGCGAGAATCACGCCGCCTACCGCGCGATGTCGGTCTCGACCGTGAGAGAGTCACCGAGCAAATACACAGTGTCGCCGGCGAAGCCCGTGCAGTCGGGGGATCGATTGACGTGATCTACCCGCGCATCACCACGCTGGAGTTCGCGTGATCCACTTTGAACTCAACATTCAGCCGCAGGCCAAGCAGGCGGACCGGTCGTTCTTCAGCCGGGGCCTTGGCCGGATCATGCACTACCAGACGTCTCGCGTACGTCGCCACGCCGACTTGATGGCCGCGCACCTCGAGCGATATCGACCGGCCGAACCGATGACCGGTCCGATTGCGTTGACCGTGGTGCTGATGTGGAAAGCCACCAAGGACTACCCGGCCGGGTTCCGCGACGGACGTCCAGACTATGACAACTGCGCGAAGCAAACCGCAGACGTTCTGCAACGCTGCGGTTTCATTGCGGACGATGCGCAGATTTGCAGGGCGACGATTTGGAAACGAGCCGGCCGTCGGGCTGGTATGGTGATTCGGTTGGAATGTCTGACCGAACAGAATTGGGTTGATTGGAAAAAGGAGTTTCGGCATGGCAACGATTGGGTTGATTGCAACGAAGAAAAAGTCAGCGACGGTCAAGCTTCCGAAGTCCGGAATGAGCAAGTCGAAGAAACAGAAGTCGTCCGACGGTGCGCCGTCTGACAGCGGCCGTCACTTCGACAACGGCGAATACAATGTGCCGGTGAGGCTCGGCAGAGTGAGTGTGGACAAAATAAGTTGCAGCGTCGGAATGTCCGTGCCGCGGACTTCGTTTCGGTCGCTCAGGGACGAGGAAACATTCATCGCGGCAGAACACTCAGCTGTGTTTACCACGGACGACGAACTGTTCGGCAAGGGTTTCAAGTTGCCGCTCAACTTCACGACGGCAAACTTGAGCAAGGGCACGAAGCGACTCTCGTTCACCGCGTCGTTCAACAGGAAAGCCAACGACATGGAGATTGTCGAGCTTTGCAACTGCGAAGGTTTCCTGAAAGGCAAAGCCGTCGCGGTGGTCGAAAAGAAGCCGGGCCGTCCCAAGAAATGCGAAACCACACCAGTCGAAGATGTCCCCGGCCAGGGCTCGCTCATGGATGACAAAGCATGAAAGCCGTCTGGATGCAAAGTGAACGCAAAAGGGCGATGGCGCTACTCTCGGACGAAAAGCATTTGGTGCCAGGGTTCTCTCGGGCGCGACGAAAAAGGCCGCTTGGCCGATCCTTGCACCATGAAGTGTAATGGCTCGCTGCGCGATTGGCGTCATCATCATGGTAGCGACCAAGGATCGGTTGGACATCTTGCATACGGCGATGCGCGTACATGTGAACGAACTAACCCTACGGCGTTTTTTTGGTTGTTGTCTTTGTGGAATGACGAGCCCGGACGTAAATTCGCCGAAGTCGTAGAGGCGTTCAGAACGATTCCGTGCGTGGAGGACTGAAAACATGAACCTATCCGATTGCCTAGCCCTCATCGAATGCCCCGAACCCGGCAAGCTGGTTCGGGACGCGCATCCCAACCGGCCCGTCGACGGTTATACGAATTCGCCGTGCTACGACTTGGCAGAAGCGGCTATCCGCCTCATCGCCCCGCTAGTCAACTCCGTCATCGTCGTCGTGACACCGGCGGATCGGCATTGGCTGGCCGCATTCGCTGATTTGTTCCCCGGCAAGGTAACGCCCGGCCTCAAGGGCAATATTGTAGCGGGGGATAATCTAATCAGCCTCGCCAAGTGGCGAACACTGCACACCTCCGCAACGCAAGCGGCAGAATTATGCGGCTCGGATGTCTGCTACGTCGATTTTGAATCGGCGTTGGCAGCATACTGGGCTGATAGCACGCAATATCTATTGCTCGACGCTGTTTCAGACGCGATCCGGCTGACATTCGGTCAGCCGGGCGTGAAGCTCATGGCCTACGGCCCGCAGTACATTTATAGCAAGGACGCCGATAGCGGTGCTATCACGAAGGCGTTCGCGGACGGTATGAAACCCGGTGATTCTTTCGCACCGGGATTTCTAAGCAGCAAGGAGTTCCCTGAGTTAACGCACGATCGATATGTCCATCAATTACTGACTGGACCGCCGTATTACGAGCAATTGCTCGTGTCCATGACGGCGATCCGCGGCCGATACGATTGCCACGATCCGGCATCCGTGCTCAAGACTGTGGCTGTTGTCGATTCGCGGTATCTCCACGATACCATTCCAATCCTGAACCTACCGGCGGCCGATTGTATTGCGGTCGCTAAAGAGATAAACCGGCTGGCGACAGCAGCCACAACAACAACGGAGAAACCGAAAATGATAAAGTCCAATCGAATCGTCGGACGGTTTGCGGTGAATTTCAAAAAATGTCTCGTGGCCATGCCGTACGTCGGGCCTCCGGCCTATCGGGAAATAGGGCCGGTATTATGGGCCAACAAAGATAACGGCGGCGGTGGGCAAACGATATATTTGCGGCAAGTCGGCAACAAGGCAATCTGTCGAGTGATGCTGCCGATAGAGACGGAGCCGTATTGGATCATTCCGGAGCTTGGCGTCGGCACGCTGTACGGGCCGCACGCATTGGAGGGTACCAACGGATTCGACCTCCAAGCAATGGGTGCGGCATTCTCGGACGAAATGCTGCCGCTGACGATCCACAAGCGGAGCATTGCCGAGCCGACGAAAATCGAGACGTCCGAGATGGGAATCTGGCTCGATTACGAGGTGCCGCTGATGGGCAATGTGATGGAGCCGGAGACGATTTTCGTCGTCAATCTGCATTGCTATCGGGTGTTGGCGTCGTGAACAGCAAAGAGATTCGTCCGAAACAAAACCTCGGATCTATAGTCGAAGCTTTTTGCGACGATCACGAGGTAGACGGCCAGAGCCGCCGGCGTGAGGTTGCGGAGTGCCCCAGCCAGGATGGGCTTCGACGGGAGCCGGCCGAATCCGTCTTTCGCTTTACCGTTGTAGTTTGCTATAATGTCCACTTCGTCAACCACTCGCCGCTCCCCGCTGTCCATGCCTGGTCGCGGGGTTCGGCGTTTACAGACATCATCACGCCATCCGTGACGCCACGAACCGCACAAGCTGTTCCTCGGTGTAAAGCACTTTCCGGCCGATGCGCACGTGCTCGATCTCGCGGCAGTTCGTCAGCGTCCAAAGGAGCCTCGTGCCGATTCGCAGCTTCGCCGAGGCCTCCCGGGACGTGTACATCGTCGGCAGTATGTCCGGGCCGGGATCGATTCGGTTGCGAAGGGCAAGCGTCATGCCGTCACCGTCGCTTTCGAGGGCGTTGCTTCCGCAAGCGATCGGCGGACGACGTCGATCGCGAACATCCGCCGACGGCCTGCCATGACGAACGGGATGCGCCCGGCTTCCACCTCGCGCTTGAACCACGCCAGGGGCAGCCCCAACCGCAACGCACAAACCTCTTGTGGTACGAATGCCGTTGTTGTGTCCATGCCCGTACTTTCGGGCCGGTTGAACCCCGCGGAAAAGGAATGGTCAGTGTGCTACGAAAATGGTCCGACTTTGACCCGGAAATCTATTTCTGTCGCCGCCGGTAAAGCGAGTCGAGGTCTGATTTTGACACCCAGTTCTTGCCTTTCATCCGGAGCGGGTAGGAGATGAGGCGGCCCGCATAAATCGCACGCTTAATCGTCGTAGGACTTGTCTCGTACAAGCCCACTGCAACATTCAAATCGACCAGATCAGGCGGACGGATTTTCACGGGTTCGATTGCGAGTTCGTTGGGCATAGCCTCCAGCGACTTGATCCAGCCGAGAAACGGTGCGACTTGTGACGAACCTCGCACCGTCGATCGGTATCGTCGCATGTATGGAACCTTGTGCCGAACCATCGACCACGTCGGTACCAGGTACCGCCATGCCAAACCGGCCTTGCGTTGAAGATCCAGGGGCCAGTTCTCCGCAAGTGCGCAGAGGCGTTCAAGTTCGTCAGCTACCTCAACAGCCACCGGGTTTGTCACGTCGATAGCCCGTTGCAGTTTCACCCAGTACGGGTGAAGCACCTGATTCGAAGCGTCGAGGAAGGGGTTGTCCGGCGGGCCCTTCGCGTCATTGATCCACGTCAACGGTACACGACGGGCAATCGCAAGCAGTCTGTCGAGTTCTGGCGGGCAGTTCGGCATTTTGCACCATCCTTAGCGGGCCGCCCGCCCGGCCTCGTGTGGATGGTGCCCGACACGAAAACCGGGTGGACGTTCGACGACCGTCGCCGCCTACCCGCCGCGATTCTACCGCCGACCAAATCGCCAAGACCTGGCCGACATGGCCTTCCTTCGGCTGCTTTCGGCAGCGACCAAGCGCGCACGCCGTCGGCGCGATTGGAACCGAGTCGCGTATTTCTGCCGGTGTGCTGATCAGCTGCGTGACCGCAGGGAGGTGGCGCCCGATGGCGTTCGTGAAAATTGATTCGACATTCCTTGAGCGGGCGGACTTTTCGATCATGGCGAAAGTGATCTTCTCGGTGTTGACGGACGAAGCCCGTGGGGGCCCTCGTGTATCGCTTGGGCTCCGCAGGTTGGCCGGCCTGATCGGCTGCAACGTTAAACCTGTTCGGCGGGCGATAAACGAACTCACCAAGCGTGGTCTCATCAAGGTCGTCGATGGGAAGTTCGGCGGCCGTAACACATACTGCCTGACCGGTGAAACCGTGTCGATTTCCGCCACAGTTTCCGAAACGCCAACCGTGGTCAAAAGCGCTACGGTTTCACCAAAGGACCTTCCAGACCGACCGTGGTCAAAAGCGCTACGGTTTCACCAAAGGACCTTCCAGACCGACCGTGGTCAAAAGCGCTACGGTAGCGTGGTCAAAAGCGCTACACTAGCGTGGTCAAAAGCGCTACACGTCCAGACTCAGACTCAGACTATAATGGCGCGCAGCCTTCGGCTGGCGCCCCCGCGTTGTTCAAAGACGATCCACCCAGGGGCAAGCGCGCTCCGAAGGGAAGCACGAAGACCAAGCGCCCGTCAGATTCCCGGGTGACCACGTTCGTTGCGGCTTGGCGCGTCGCCTTCGCGAAGCACCGCGGCAGCCCGTGGGTTGATTCGACCCCAGCGAAGGACCGGACACTCATCGCTCAGGCGCTTCGGCAGATCGACGCCGATCGCCCGAGTGAAGACGCGCTAGCACTCCTGACCAGCGCGGCGGATCGACTCTGCCGCAATGGGATTCACTGGGCAAAAGGCGCGCCGTCTATCGGCATTCTGCACAAATCAATCAACGACCTTTTGCCCAAGGCAGCGCCGACACCGCAGAGCGCTCCGCCTCATCCGGTGACAAGGCAAGCTGCCGAGAAATTCGCCGAGGACATAACCCAGAACCCGGACGCTTACCGCGCTATTGGCGAACGAGTCGATCGGAAAGAAGTGTCAACCCGTGCGGCTCTGCAATCGCTCGCGAATGCGAAGTCCGGCGCGGCGTTCCGGGCCGCAATGCTCCCGGAGAAAAGTGAGGCCCACATTGTCGCTTGATCGACTCATTCCACCACAAAACCTCGATGCCGAGAAGGCTGTGTTGGGCTGTCTCTTGATGGACTGCGCAGACTTCGACGAAGTCGTCGCGCTCATCGGCGGAGTCGAATCGTTCTACACGCCGGCGCATCGGGAAATTTACCAGCGCGTTGTCGATCTGCACGAGACCGGGGATCCGATTGACCTGGTCGTATTCGAGGCGTGGCTGAACAAGTGTCACGTGGATGGCATTCCGGAATTGCGGGAGCTTGCGATTGAATGCGCCGAATCTTTTGCCGACCTGGCCAACGCGCAACACTACGCCCGGATCGTCCGCGGGTGCGCCGATCGACGCGACTTGATTCGGGTCGGGCAGGAGCTCGCCGCGGCCGCATGCGATGACGCAAACGAGCCCGCTGAACTCATCGCGAAGTTCAGCGGCCGACTTGAGGCGGTGCAGGGACCAACGAAGCGCGGCGACGTGATCGACGGCGTTGACTTGGTGCGGCAGTTGCCGGCTGCGATGGACGATTCATCCCGCCAGTTTGTGCCGACCGGCCTTACGGTCATCGACGTCGAGATGAGCGGTCTCGAGCGCGGCAGTTTGACGATCCTGGCGGCGCGTCCGAGCGTGGGCAAGACGGCACTCGGGCTCGGGTTCGCCCTGAACGCGGCGAGCGCCCAGCAGGAGGGTTGCCCGGCTTTGTTCGTCTCCGTCGAAATGCCCAGGCTCGCGATTGCGGCTCGGCTCGTTGGGCTGTTGACGCACGCGAACGTGTCCAATCTACGCAGCGGTGTGATGAGCGACAGCGATCGCCAAAGGGCGGTCGACGAAGCAACACGACTCCTCGCGCGAGGGCGGCTGTACGTCATCGACTCCATCTCGAACGTCGGGGACATCGTGGGCATCGCCCGTCAACACGTCCGCCGCGGCGTGGGCCTTGTGGTCGTTGATTATCTCCAGCTCTGTCAGCCGGCGGGTCGTGCCGAGAATCGCAATCTCGCTGTTGCATCGATGTCTGCGGCGTTCAAGCGGCTTGCCCAGCAGACGGGCGCGGCCGTGGTCGTGTGCAGCCAGCTCTCCAGAGACCACGAGAAGTCGGGTCGCAAGCCGACGCTCGGCGATTTACGCGACTCCGGCGCGATCGAACAGGATGCCGACGTGGTGATGTTCCTTCATCGCGGAGACGACGCGAACGGCTATCCAACACCGGTCGAGCTGCTCGTGCGCAAGAACCGGAACGGGCGGACGTTCGAGGGTACCCTTGCGTTTTATGGGCAGCAAATGTGGTTCGAAAACTGGACGACGGCGCCTTCGGCGAACACGGCGACGCCAAGCACACTTTTTCAGGCTGACCAACGCCGCACCGCTTGTTTTCTCGCTCCGAATCGGTGTGGAGAGATTCACACTGTTGGCACATCGTAAGCGTCTGCTGTTTTGCTATTTGTATCCCTGTCGGAAACGACCTGGAGAAATGGCAATGGCAATCGACAGAACGACCGAAACGATTCTCAGTCTGAGAGACGCAACCCGAGAAGTTCCCCCGCTCGACGGGAAAAAGGTCCACATTAGTACGCTGTGGCGATGGGCGCGCAAAGGCGTCCGCGGCGTGAAGCTTGAATACATCCAGCTCGGTCATCGAGTCGCCACGTCGCGCGAGGCTATTGACCGATTCTTCGCGGCACTTGTTGCGGTCGAACCAGAACCGACGGAGCGCCCGCGTCCCGTCCATGTTTCCAAGACACGCACGTCTGCCAGTCGCCAGCGCGCTGTTGAGCGAGCGGAAAAGCGGCTCATTGCGATGGGTGCTTGATTCCCCTGAAACGCCGCAAGCCGCGCCCGGGCGGACCGCGACTTGCAGCGAGTGGTCGAAGATGTCAGAGATTCTATCCCACCGACGATCCAAACGCGACAACGCCGTTGACGGCAACGGCCGGGCCAACGAGTCCGAGGCCGGCAAGAGGATCGCAATCATCCCGGAATCATTCTTTGAGTCGGGTCGAATACGATCACTGACGGGCAGGTCCTTGAAAGTGTTTCTTGTGCTGGCCCTGCACCGGGGGAACGAAAACGGGAAGGCGTACCCGAGCGTTGACACCATCTCTAGGTTGAGCGGAGTCGATTGCAGGGACGTTCGCCGACACCTCCGCACCCTTGAAGACCTGAAGTTCATCAACGTCACGCTCAGTACGGGACGGAAGACAAACCACTACCGGATCGATTGGGGAACCCTGGTGGAAACACCCCAGGTTGCAACCCTGGGCAAATCCACCCAGGTTCAAAACGCCAACCCTGGTGGAAACGCGCCGCCAACCCTGGTGGAAACGCGCCGCAACCCTGGGCAAATCCACCCCCCAGAACATAGTAGAACAGAGAATGAACAGAGTATCCCCGCTGCGCGGGGCGCTCTGTGGGATTCAATATGCCAAGTGTTCGACTTCGACCCGAACCCGAAAGCGAGAACACACAAGACCCGCCTCGGCAAGCTGGTCCGCGAATTTGGAGAACTGAATGCTACGCCTGATGAAATCTCGAAACGGGCCGATCGGCTCCGTCGCACCTGGGGGGACAAGTGCCATACCCCAGAGTCGCTTCACAAGCACTGGGGCAAGTTTGCCGCGGACGTCGCGGACACTCCCCGCGGCGACCGTACAGCCCGCGTGGCAGCGGCTGCTGGAAAATATGATGGCATCGCAGTTGTCGTTGACGCGAACGTGTGAGCCGCTCGTTGGCGGCGGACGCAAGGCGTCAGCACCCACCATCGACCGAGATGTTGACGAAATCGCACCGCGGGTGCGTGCGACGATCCGACAGGCGGTCAACGGTGAATTGCCGTGGCCGCTGGTGTTCGTCGGGCCTGCCGGTGCAGGGAAATCGTGCGCGGCGTTGTGTGTGTTCGACCGCTTCGGTGGTTGGTATCTGACGGTTGCGGAACTACTCGAAAAGATACTGCTTTCGCAACGCGGCGACCTACGCACTGCTTCGGGACACAGTTGGACGGCGACGGAGCTGTGGCGCGACTGGTCAACCGCGTCCGTGGCCATCCTCGACGAACTCGGTTCGCGCAGCACGGTGAGCGACTTTCACTACGAGCAGGTCAAACGTGCGATCGACTTGCGGCAGGAGCGACCGCTCATCGTCGTCAGCAATCACACTATCGAGCGCATCGCCGACCTGTATGACGACAGGATTGCGAGTCGCCTGGCGGGCGGAACCGTCATCGCATTCGAGGGCAAAGATCGCAGGCTGTCATGCCGGAAGTCTCACGTGGAGGCGGTCGCATGAGTGCCAACGCGATGACACACCAACGACCACGATCAGAACTTCTCGCCCGCTTCGATGACAAGCCGCGGCCGGGCTATCGGCCGTGGTGCTACCGAACACCCGAGGACCTGGCCGCGAAGATGCAGCGTCCGACCAGAATGACGGCTGAGGCGTGGCGTGCGACGCTCAAGGATCGGATGAGCCGGACAAACGATGTGTTCGTTCTGGAAGCCCTGCGGATGGCCCTGGCTGCAACGGACGCGGCGGAGGTCCAACCAGTGCCGAAGCGTGGCACGAAGCGACGGAGGGCAGCATGAGGGCTTGGGCGATGCCACATGATGACCCCCCCCCGTCACGGGTCCTTCCGGCCCGGGGGTGGCCTTCGGGTCAGAGATGCATCGACGGCAATTGTCGGCATGGATCGAAAAATCGGCTGCCGCCGTCCAGTAGGGATTTAATTATGAGCGCAAAAACCAGCATGACAGTCCCCGAACTCGCGAAACACTTCTCTCGCGATGAGCGGTCTATCCGGCGATGGGTTGACCGTCCCGGCTTTCCAAAAGCTGACAAGTCCGGCCGGCGGAAGGCCGAGGCCGTTCAGAAGTGGTTCAACGCCAACATCGTCGCCGCGGGCGGACGGTCCGAATCCGGCGAAGAGCTTGACCGGGAACGCACGCTCATGGCTCGCCTCAAACGCGAGCAATTGGAAAGCACGCTTGTTCCCGCAACGTGGCATCGCGCTCTGCTCGGTCGTTGGGAAGCCGAGGTGCGCGCCCACATGGCCGACATGTGCGACACGATCCCGGCCGGTTGGCCGTACAAAACGGCCGTGGAACTGCGCGACGCCTGCCGGGAGATTTACACCGCGCTTTGTGAGCGAATCAACAACGCCTCCGCGGAGATCAAGGCCGAGCTGGGTGTGTCGTCGGAAAAGGACCCGCGCGCAGTGAAAGCCGCAAGCCGGAGGCACCGGACATGGGGGGTCGGCCGGCGCAGGGCAACGTAATTCCGCGCACCTACCTACACGCATTCCTCGGTCGTTGGTCAGCCCGAGATCCGTGCGCACCTCGACGAATCGTGTGACGTGATCCCGGCCGGTTGGCCGTACAAGTCGTCAAACGAGCTGTGTGATAAAGGTGCGGAGCGTCTACACTGCCTTATGTGGGCGACTGACGACGGCGACGGAGGACGTTGAACGCGAGCTCGGTGACCCGACGTCTGGTAAGGACCGACGGACGTCACGGGGCAGCACCGGCGGCACGGGACATAAAGACAGGCAGATTGCTTGCCGATCATCGACGTAAACTACTGGTACTTTCCTGAATTTTTATCAGTCTCCGAGTGGTCCGACCGCTATCGACGTCTCCAGCGTGACTACGCGGCCGATCCTGGACCGTACGACTCTAGCAAGACGCCCTACATCCGCGAGATTCAGGACTCGTTTGCCACGGCCGGCGTCCGTCGAATCACCATCGTCAAGGCATCTCGTGTCGGTGGAACCGAGGCGGCGAACAACATGCTCGGCTACGCGATCGACAACGCGCCAGGCCCGGCGCTGTACGTCTACCCGACCGAGAAGGACTCGCGTGATGAAGCAAAGAATCGACTGAGCAAGTTCATCGAGGGGAGTCCACAACTCAAGACCCACGTGCCGTCCATCGGTTGGTGGACTGGAGACGAACTGAATGTTGATCGGATGACGATCTGGATGGCCTGGGCGGCGGCGCCCGGGACACTCACACGTCGCACGATCCGTTACCTGTTCATCGACGAGCTGGACAATTGCAATCATCAGGTCGGAGCACTTGGCGACACGCTGTCGCTCGCCGAGAAGCGGATCACGACGTTTCAGGCTCGATCGCGCACCGTAGTCGTCACCAGTCCGACCCTCGATTCTGCCGCGGCGTGGACGGCCTACAACGAGAGCGACCAGCGACGATACCACGTCCCTTGCCGGAATTGCGGCGTCTATCAACTTCTCGCGTTCGAACGATTGAAGATTCCCGAGGGCATGCGCGACCCTGAGCGGGTCGAGAACGATGGGCTCGCGTGGTATCAGTGCTCGGCGTGCAACGCGCGTCTAGCTGAGGATGACAAACCCTGGATGCTGGCGAGGGGCGTCTGGGTACCAGAGGGCGTGACGATCGTCGAGGCGTTGCCTCGCGAGATACCCGAAGTCGTCGATCGTGCATCCTGGGCGTCTGGTCGTTGGCGGCCGGCCGTGGAAGGCCATGGTAAGGCGACCCGCAACATCGGATTCCACATCGGCGGGCTGCTGAGCCCGTGGCGAACATGGTCCGAGGTGATGGCCGAGTTCCTCCGCGCCAAGGATCACCCTGAGCGCCTTCGCGTATTCTTAAACCAAGTGCTTGGCGAACCGTGGAAGGAAACCGTCGACGAAGTCCTACCGGAACGGGTCCAGTTGCTCACGACCAATGCATACCCGCGGTTGGTCGTGCCGAAGAAGGCCGAGATTCTCATCGTTGCGGCCGACGTCCAGAAGGACCACCTGTACTACATCGTCCGGGCCTGGGGTCCGAACCGGGAGTCTTGGTTGATCGACGAAGGCGTGATGTCGGACTTCGACGAATTACTTATGGTCTGCCTGCGCAACTACCAGATTCAAGATGGCGAGACGATGTCGGCCAAGTGGGCGGCGATCGATGCGAAGTACCGAACGCCGGAGGTCTACGCTTTCGCGTCGAAATACCACGGCATTTATCCGATGACCGGTGTGCAGCGTGCAACGGTTCCCGTCCGACCGCGGCCGATCGAGTATGTGTCGAACGCATCTGGACGGGTCGAGTCAATTAGTGGTTTGGTGGTCGACACCACTTACTATAAGTCCATGTTCATGCGTACAATGAGAACGTCGGCAAGGGCCTTTGAAGATGGCCTTGACGGAATTTGGCATCTTCATCGGCAGGTTTCGGAGGACTACTGTGAACAAATCAGGGCGGAGCAACAGGTATGGAAAACCGTAAAACGACACCACGTAAGGATGCGAGTGCTCGTGTGGGAACCAAGGACCCAACACGCGAAGAATCACTTCCTCGACTGCGAGATGATGGGATTGGCCCTCGCGGACCACAAGGGAATCCTGTCGCTGAAGGAAATGGGCGAAGCGGAGGCACCGCCGGTCACGCCGGAGCCGAACGGTCAGCAGGACAAAGCGGGGTATCGGATCAGACGCTACTCGTGAGCGAAGACGAGCCCGTGGACTTCGAGGTTCCATTCGTCAAGTTCAAAAAGCTCTGTTGCCCGTTCTGCAAGTCAGAGGATCGACAACGCATATACGGTCATTCGCCAAAGGGGTTCGTATACGTGCGATGCGGTTTTTGCATTCGCCCGTACAATGAGCGAAAGGCCGCGGGGCAGCTTGATCTCGTGGGGCAGCAGACGGCGTACAAGTACAAGGCGAAAGCAGAATGAGAACAGAGAGGGAGTAACAATGGAATCACATGCCGACAGAGACTACCGAAATCAGTTTTTCAACAATCTCCACAAGCGGGCGGACACCATGCGGGAGGCTGGTCTCTCGCAGATAACTGGCGGACTGCCGGGCGAGTCTGTACTTGCGACCCGACGACGAGCAGGGCATTTTGAGAATCTCCATCGGCGGCGGAATTAAAGAAGTCGATGACATGGTGTATTGCGTGTTCCGCGGCGACGCCCACAAGTGCCTGTTTTTGTTGAAATCGGCGGTTGCGGCGATGGAGGAAAAGTTGCCATGATGTGGCGTAACGCATCGGAGTCCTACCGGCTCCGCGTGATGACCGAATTGAAAGTCGCTGGCGCGATGGCGCTGGTGGGTGCAGGACTGGGCGCCGGTGCCCAGGAACTCCGTATCCGATCCGCCGCGACAGAATCGCGGGCCTACCTGTCCTATCCGTTTTCCCGCTTGCTACCGATGGCCGACGAATGTTGGCGGGAATCGGAAACGCTGAGCCGCACCGATCCGAAGTGCATCCATCGATACGATCAGGACGGTGACGGCGACGTGGACGGCGTCGATTTGCAAGCGATCCGAGACCTCGCGGCGAAGCATTGGGAGGCGTGGCGGAATCGCATCACGGAGAACCCGGCGGACGCGGCTCGGATGATCGAGGCGATGGACGCGATGGTGGAGCGGATGAGATGAGCGTAGCTTGCGAGTGAACACCCAGGGAATCAGCTCCCATCATCACAAAGTGGCTCAATGAACTGGCAAGATCAATTCTGTTGATATATTTCGGTTTGACGATTCGGCGCCATGTTCCAATTATCCCGGCGTGGCCTACACGACCGATGCCGCTCTCCTGCAAGATGTTCGCGACGCGATCCAAGCGTTGATCGTTGGTCGCGTCAAAGCCTACCGAATTGCCGATCGTAACTTCACGTACAACGAACTCGGTGAGCTGCGCGCAATAGAAAAGGACCTCGTTGCGCGCGTTGGAATCGCGGATACGGGCGGCACCGGTGTCGTCTCTTTCAATGGTGCAAGATGAGAGAGAAAAAAACGACAACCACTCCGCCGTTGCAGGACGACGTTCGCGTGTTCGTCCCGCTGGCGTCGTTTAAGGGCGCGGTCAAGACTCGTCTCGATCGCGCGTGGCCTTCCGCGCGGCAAACGTACAAGTTCGGCTGGGATGAGGAAGGTGAGCTGAGGAGTCTACGCGAACGCGCGATTCACCTCGACCACACGAACGTCCTTGCGCGAACGCTGATCGATCGTACGGTTGATAATGTCATCGGCGATGGCATTCAGGTCCAGGCTGCAACCGATGATGAGGACTGGAATACGCTGGCCGAGGCCCTGTTCAATGAATGGGCCGAAGAATCGGCAGACGCACGGCGCCTCGACACATGGTCCGACCTCCAGCGGCTCTACTGTCGGCACTTCGTTCGCGACGGGGATGCTGCGTTTGTTTTGCGCGACGATGGGTCGCTCCAACTTCCGGAGCCCCGGCTGCTTGAAACTCCGCCGAAGCTCTCCGGTGACATGAATGTAATCAGCGGCGTTCACTTGGTTGGGGAGGAAGGGGTCCCGGCCGCGTTCCACTTCTACGCCGGTTCGCCCAACAAATACACCGAAGTGCAGGCGCGAGACGTCGTCTATTCGCGGCGCACGACCGAAGCTGGTCTGACGCGCGGTGTCCCGGCGTTCGCTACGACGGCCCGTGACCTCGATCAAGTCGACGGACTCATCGAGGCGGTGATCTCCGCGGCCGAGATGGCGGCGATGTTCGGTCTTCTACTCAAGACCGACAACGCACAAGCGGAGCTTGGCGCGCTTCGCACTGTCGTCCAAACATCCGCCGGCCAGAAGCGGGAGTTGAAACTTGAGCCGGGCATGTTCAAGGCGTTGCTTCCGCACGAAGACGTGACGCAGATCAGTCCGCAGCAGCCGTCGCAGAACTTGCAAGAGTTCCTGACGATGATGTTCCGGCGCATCGGCCTAGAATTCGGGATGCCGCTAGAGCTCGTGATGCTCGACTTCTCGAAAACAAACTACAGCAGTGCTCGGGCGTCTTTGTTGCAGTCGTACCGCGTGTTCCGTGCGATCCAGAAGCGGATGATGCACGCTTTCAAGCGTGTCTACCGATGGCGTATTTCCAAGTTCATCAAGGCTAAAGCGCTGGCCAATCGGCCGGATGCGTGGTTGTGCCGGATGATTCCGCCGGGCTGGCAGTGGGTGGACCCCGTCAAAGAAGCTCAGGCCATGCTCATGGGATTGGATGGCGGATGGAACACGCTTGCCGAGATATGCGCAAGCCAAGGACGCGACCTCGGCGATGTGCTCAAGCAACGCAAACGCGAACTTGCAATGATGGAAGACGCCGGCGTCGCACAACTACACAGCACCCTGACGCGCGAGCACGGACCAACTGCCGCTGCCGTTTCTGTGGAGGACGAAGACGATGAAGTGTGATCCGTCAACACTGTTCGGCATGTGGCTCATCGACGAGTCGCGCTTCCGCGCGATGGTCGCGACCGCGAAAGACGCGGACCGCAAGCCGCCAACCGCGCAGCAGGCGCCGGGCTACCGCACCGGCGGACGTCGCGGCAGCCTCGCGTTCATTGAAGTCAGTGGACCCCTCACCAAGTACCCGACGAGTTTTTCTGAATTGCTCGGCGGAACGGCGATGCTCGAAACGAAAAACGCTTTGCGACGGGCGCGTGAGGATGCGTCGGTCAAGGGCATCGTCATGGTCTACGATTCACCGGGGGGCACGGTCGCGGGTTCGTCTGAGTTGGTTTCAGAGATTCGCAAGACCGACAAGGTCAAGCCGGTCTATTCCGTTATCGACGACAACGCCATGTCGGCGGCGTACAAGCTCGCGAGCCAGGGGCGTAGGGTATTCGCAAATCCATCGTCGCTGGTCGGTTCCATCGGTACGGTGATGGAGCTTTACGATGAGAGCAAGAAGCTCGCCGGTGAAGGAATCAAAGTCCACGTCGTTGCGTCGTCTAACTTCAAAGCGACGGGCTACGGCGACAATTTCAGCAAGGAACAAATCGCAGACGTACAGCGCGTGGTAGACGATTTGCGCAATGTATTCGCTGCGACTGTTGCCGCGGGACGTGGTCTCACGGCTGAACAAGTAGACGCCTTGGCCGACGGGCGAATTCACGTCGGCGCCAAAGCCAAAGAGATCGGGCTTGTCGACGAGATTGTCTCGTTCGACGAAGCGATCGAAATCATTGATCGAGAGGTGTTCGCAATGAGTGATCCCATCGGGGCGTTCGCGTCGGCCCATCCAGACGCGGTCGAGAAGTGGCGCGCCGAGGGCGTCGCCAGTGCATTGGCAGGAAACTCGAAAGCCGTGGAACAGGCGAAAGCCGAGGGCATCGCATCGGAGCGCACGCGATTCGGTGTGTTGCAGACGGCGTTTGCCTCGCGGCCGGCGTTCGTCTGTGAACAGTTCGGCAAGGGCGCTAACGTTGGCGAGGCCAAGGGCGCTTTGGCTGACGTGCTTGAGACAGAACTGAAGGCTGAGCGAGAAAAGTCGAAAGAGTTGGCCGAACAGGCGGCGAGCGGACACACAGGCGTGACACTGCCGCGCAAGGGCGCGCCTGCGGCAAGTTTCGAGCGTCACAAACTCAAGCCCGAGGACGTCGATGTGACGGTCGCCGAACACTGGTCGGCTGATGCGGCCGGAGAAAAGACGCTGGCGAGTGAGTTCAAAACAAAAGAGGGCTACCGGCGATACCTCGCGAGCGAGGCGAACGCCAACGTCGTAGCTGGTCGTGTCTGATCGTGATTGAAAAATAACTGGCCTCCGGGCGGGGTTGCAACCCCCGGAAGCCTTACTCCCGGAGCGCTGGTAAGGGGCGCGATGGTCGAAAGACCGTCGTGCCCTCTTTTTTTGGAGACATGAGATGGCAACTCTTGCTGCTGACAAACCACGAAGTTACGAGATGGGCATCGCGCCCATCTACAACGATGTTCCGGTAATAGCCGCCGACATCATTTACGAAGGTGCCGCGGTCGGTGAAGTTCTGACGACCGGCATCGGCAACGTTCGACCGTTGGTCGCGACGGACATCTTCATCGGCTTTGCAGATGCCCAGAGCGACAACTCGCTTGGTGCAGCCGCGGCGAAAAACGTCCGCGTCCGCTCGAAGGGCGCCGTCCAGCTTGCGGTCGCCGGTACCGAACCGGCGGTTAACTTCCTCGGCACGGCAGTGTATGCGTCGGACGACGATACGTTCACATTCACCGCGGCCGGCAACACGCAAATCGGAAAACTTCACCGCAAGATTTCCGCCGGCGTCTACATCGTGTTGTTCGAGGGTGTGACGGTTCGTTCCGTCTGATTTGTCTTTGACTTTTGGAGTTTTCACATGCCATTCGGACTTCCGACTTTGGACAGCCTGAACACCAGGCGTCAGTTTTTCGCGTCTCTTGCGGTGCAGGAGGCGGGTACGTTTTGGAAACAGCTTGCAATGGAGGTGAGCAGCCGTCGTGCCGCTGAAGAATACAAGTGGCTCGGCGCGTCGCCGGCCATGCGCGAATGGATCGGTGGACGCCAGGGAAAGCGGCCGGCGGTTCAGGGTATCACCATTCCCAACAAGCCGTTTGAGGCGTCGTTTGAAATCCCGGTCGAGGACCTTGACCGGGATGCTACCGGGCAGATCAACGTCCGCGTGCAGGACTTGGCTACGCGAGCCGCGATGCACGTCGATAGCCTGCTGTCCGACGCGATCAACGTGTCCGAATCGACCGTTTGCTACGACGGGCAATTCTTCATCGACACGGACCATTTGACCGGCGACTCCGGTACGCAATCGAATGATCTGACGACGACGGAGGTTCCGGCCTCCAACGTCGTTGTCACTACGCGAATGACCGCGGTCGAGGCGGCCGACGTGATCTATCAGATGATCGCGCACATGTTTTCGTTCAAGGACGACGCTGGCCAGCCGATCAACCAGAACGCGCGGCAGTTCGCCGTCATGGCATCGCCCGGCCACATGGCCGGTATCGGTGCCGCGCTCAGTGCTCAGTTCCTCACGGCCGGCGTGACGAACCCGTTGCTCGCGTCGGCGTTCCAAGTCGTGCCGATCATCAACCCCCGGTTGACGCTGACGACGAAGGTCTTCGTGTTCCGCATCGACGGTGCGATGAAGCCGTTCATCTACCAGACGGAAAAGGAACCCGAACTCACGATCTTCGATCGCAACAGCGAATACGCGCTCGATACCCGCCATGTGAAGGCCGGCGTCGATGCGCGGCGCAACGTGGGCTACGGCATGTGGGAAAGTGCTGCGATGGTGACGTTGACGTAATTATTTCTCCTCCCCCTGCGGAAGGGTTGGTAGGTGATGGCTTTCGATCCGGCCAGTGACAACGCCATGCTAGTTGCGGGCGAGGTGTCGTCGGCCATTACCTACCACCCGACCGGCGCGGCGGATGTTGCGATCCGCGGCGTGTTCGCGCCGACGCCGGCGTTTGAATCGATGGATCAGCGCGGCCGGTCCCATGTTCGCGAGGGCACGTTGCACATTCTGAACACGGCAGCCGGTAGAACTTCTATCGATTCTCGGGACGAGGTCACGATCAACGGTGCGCGTTACGGGATTGTGTCCTATCACGACGACTTTGGTGTGTGGGTCCTGACCATCCGCTTGACGCAGCGTCGCGAGCGGGCCGGTGGGCCGTTCATGCAGTCGAGGGTATAGGTTTGCCGCAATCGTCTCCATCGGGAATCATCGGCGTTGCGCGCCTCAATCTGCGCAATTTGATTGCGTCCTCTGTGACGTTTCAAGCCCAATGCGGTGTCGGTGATGAGACGGCCGCGAAAGAGTTCGTCTATTTCCAGTCGGGGACGCCGGCCGAGGTGAGCCTGCCTGATTTCTTCGCTGTGATCGGCAATCGGTTCGACGGCGGACCAGACTCTTACGACGCTTTGTCGTACGGCGGAACGAGCTCCGTGACCGGTGCGGTTGGCGTGGAGTTCTACGCGATCGATGCCGCGGCCGTCCTGGAATACAACGAAATCACGCGCATCCTCAACATCACGGATGGCATTCTCGCCGAGATGAACGTGAATCGTACGGTCCACTTCGACTTTCTCCACGTTGACGTGTGGCAGCCGATCTTGACCAACGAGGACGACCGGAGCTCGGATCGCAACTACATCACGCGGGCGTGTCAGTTCGCGTACGGTCCGTCGCCTGGGTGAGATCATGCTGTTCATCCGCAACGTACTCATCATCGACGGCCCCGAGGTCATCGGCCGCAAGATGCGGACGCAACTCGGTCGCGCCTGCGGCGAGGGCGTGCGGTTCTGGCATGCAGAGTTTCTCAAAAAGCGACACTTCGGGCCTGGCGCGTCGGCTCGCTATGGGCACAAGCCGCGGTCTCGGAACTACCTCGCACGCAAGCACAAGGCGAAGCCCGGCGCGCCGGATCTGGTGTGGTCCGGTCTCACGCGACGGCAGGCCACGCGCGCGATTTTCATCAACACACGCGGTACGCGGGCGGTCGGTACCATGATCGTGCCGAGCTACATTCGTATTCGTCCGCGACACCGCAACGCGCCGAACATGGCGAACGAGTTGCTCGCGACGACTCCCGACGAAGTGCGGATCATCGGCAACTACATCAAGCAACGGCTGTTCGGGGCTCTGACGGCAGGTCCGGTAGACAGAAAAGAGGTGCGTCTTGCCAGCTAATCAGTATGGATTGTCGATGGTGCGATTCGGCGGAGGTACGCCGGCAGACATCGGCGGCATCAAGGACTTCCGTCTCGACAACGGGATCAGCGAGATTGTCGAATCTTCCGACGGCGAGGTCGACCCGCGCTTCGCGGCGGCAATGACGCAGGCACAGAAGATTCGCTTCCGAAGCACAGACGTCAAGGCGGTGCTGGACCTCATCGGAGTGAGCGGTCGCGCTTTCGCGACGGGCGGCACCTACACAAGCTTTTCATTCTATTTCCGTCGCCGTTCGGCGGGTGGGATATACACGGCAAGCGGGTCTGAGTTCATCCTGACAGCTACGACGGGGATGGCCGTTCCTGTCGGCGTGCGTGTCTCACATGGGCAAATTGCGGAAGTCGAAGTCGAGGTCACGCTTGTCTCGGATGGGACGAATCCTCCGCTTGCTGCCGATTCCAATTCGACCATTCCTGCGTTCGCGTTTGGTCCGACTCAGATGTGGACTTGCGGCCCGGCGTACCTGAATGCGGTGCTCGTGGAAGGTGTGCAGGATTTGTCCGTCGACTTCAACATCGAGCTCGAAACGATTCAAGGCGATGGATTCCCGTGGCCGACTCAGGTCAGCCTCAAGCAGCGTCGGCCGATGTTGCGTTTTTCGACGTTCCATCTCGACGCCGTCGATGACGATGTGATCGCGGTGATTGGCCAAGTGCGATCCGGCAATACTCGGCTATTCCTCCGAAAGAAGTCTGAGGGCGGCGCTAACGTTGCCGATGCTACGGCGCAGCACATCCGTTTCGACGTCGCCGAGGGTCGGATCAAGATGGACAACATCGGCATCGGACACCCTGAGAGCGCACTGGTCAGCATATCGATCACTCCGACACACAATTCAGCGGTCGACAGTGTCGTCGTCAATACCGCAGCCGCGGTTTCTGGAGCTTGATGCATGGCTAGTACGCAGTATGGATTGTCGATCGTCGAACCGCTCGGACACATAAACGGCATCATTGGCGGTATCACCGATGTTCGTGTCGAGTCCGGCCTTACCGAGGTTGTGCAGTCTACGGACGGCAGCATCGATGCCCGTTTTGTGGCGGCCATGACGCAGGTTTCGCGAATACGATTCAAAACGAACGACATCCGTGGCGCGCTTGAAGTTGCAGGATTCAATGGCGCCCCGTTTTCCGCCGCGGATACCATTACGGCTCTCGCGTTTTATTTCAGAAAAAGGTTGGCCGGTGGCGCGTTTGAAGGAGGCGAGGGTTTCATCGCGTATATGTTCAATGGGATTTTGGTTCCCATTGGCTTGCGGGCTGCGCATGGGCAGATCGCCGAGATCGAAATTGAGGCGATCCCGGTTTACGACGGCACAATTCTCCCGCTGCAACTCGACACGGGCGTGCCGGTGTCGGTTGGGAATACGCCGAGCCGATTGTGGACGGTGGGGCCGTGGTACGTTAACGGAACTCTGTTGGAGGGCATTCGAGATTTCTCGCTTGACTTCGGACTGGATGTGGAACTGTTGGAAGCTGACGGGATTCCGTGGCCGACCAAAGCTTCGATCAAACAGCGTCGTCCGCGATTCGAGTGCAACACGTTCCATCTCGACGCCGTCGACAAGGATGTACTTGCCCTTATTGGTCAGGCTCGGTCCGGCGTGACGCGAGCGTTTCTCCGAAAAAAGCTTGAAGGCGGCGCGAATACACCGGACGGGACGATTGGGCACATTCGTTTCGACGTCGCCGAGGGCCGGATTGCAATGCAGGACCTCAGCGACGGTCATCCGGATAGTGCGATGTGCCGGATAGGCGTGACGCCGACAAAGACCGGGGCTACGGACCCGATTGCGATCAATGTGAACGTCGTCATTGGAACCGGGGCCTGATGCTCTACTACATCGATGATTCGCATCCGACGAAAGTCCTGCTTGCTGAGCGCGGCTTCTCGGCCGACTTGTGCAAGCTGGCCGGGCTTCCTGGCGCGCAGCTTCTGACCGGACCTGACGGGAAATCCGGCTCGCTGTTTCGGTTGTCGGATGAAGGGCTTGCGTCGCCCGCGCCATACACGCCGATTCGATACGATTCCGCCGGACAACGGTGGTTCTACCGGGGGGCCGGTATTTGGTTCGGCTGGAGTGAGCGACCTCCGGCGCCGGGGGTCCTGCGGCGCAAAACGACGCTGAGCGGGCACATGGTGCGGTTGCGAGACGGCAACGACTGGGAAGTCCCGGCCATACGAATCATTACGGGCGAGACCGGTTTGCCGCGAGTGTTCTGTCTTGACAACGACGGACAGGTCACGCGCGTCGTGCCGATTGAGTACGCGGCGCTACAGGGGTTCGTGGAGCGCGCGTGGACAGTGATCTCCGGCGGACCTGATAGCGACCTGATGGACAACGAGGCTTTCGAGTTCGCGTGTGCCGCGTTGCGGCTGAACTACCGGATTGAGCGGTCCGAAGTTGCGGCGATGGAACTCATCAGCGACCGCAATGAGTTGATTCCGTGTCTCCGCGCTATGTGTGATGGTCCGACGTTGCAGGCCTATATGGAGCAACTGAACGCGGAGACGGCTCAAAAAAAAACAGCCTTGGCCGAAGTGCCAAGTTTATGAGGGTCGCGGCGTGGGTTCGAGGACTTAATACCGGGCACGAGCCGACGCTCGCCGACCTTGCCGTGTTGCCTTTGTTGGTGTGACGATGGCCGAACTCAAGTACCAGATCGAAGGCGATCCGCAGAAAGCCATTGCTGCGCTCAGCAAGCTCGTTGCCAAGCAAGAGGAGGCGGTCCAGAAACTCCGCGACACCAATAAGGCGGGCCGCGACGTCAATCGCACCTTCGACGGTATGGGCGATGCGATCGGCCGCTATGTCACGGTTGGGGCTGGGATTGCGGTAGTCGCGACGGCTCTACGTCAGCAAGAGCAGATTGCCAATGAGGCCGCGCAGCGCATCAGCGGCATGGCTGACAACCTCAAGCGGTTGATTCAGATCAGCAACTCGGCCGGCGAATCGAGAGCTCTGCAAGGATTGGCTAGGGGTATAGCGTCGGATGTCGGCATTCCCGAGGGACAGGCGATCGGGCTGGCCGTCGAGGGTATCACGTCCGGCTTTACGCCGGCCGAGACAAAGACGCTAAGCCGTGCAGTGTTGTTCGAGGCGGACGCCCAACGGTTCATCAAGGCAATCGATTCGATTCACGATGCGTTCACCGACTTGCCGGGCGGCGTCGAGGGGACAGCGAATGTCGCCTTGCGAGGTCTGAAAGAGCGGACGCAAGCGAACGTCAACGAAGTTCTCGAAGCGGCGAAGGCTAACGCGGACATTTTCGGCGAGCTCGGTGGCACCTTTGTGCAGGCTGCGGCAATCGGCACCGTGACGGCTGGGCAACGAGATCCGCAGCAAGCGGCTGCCCAGGTTCGGATGTTCTTGTCGAAGCTCATCACGGACCCGCAAGGGCGATTCAAGGGCGGGGCTGACGTCTTCGCTGACATCAAAGCATCGGAAGCACTATCCGACCCGGAAATGGACAAGTTGTTTGGCGAACGCGAGAAGGCTGGCGCCGCTCTCGCACGCGGGCTGTTGCTTCGCAATCTGCCTCGCATGGAAACTCTCGCTGGCGCGATGTCCGCGGCGGCAGGCGCGGCTGGTACGCCGTCGTCATTGTTCGCGCAAGCGCAGCGTCGCGCCATCGAAGATCCGCGACTTGCGAGCGATCTCGCCAAGAGACGAGCCGAGGAACGTCTAGCGGAGTCGCGTGAAGGTGAAGGCATTACAGAGAATCGACGCAAGGCCGTCATTGCCGAAACGATGAGGCGACTCGAAGGCGAGGGCCGCAATTTCCTGAACTTGGGTCTGAATCGTTTAGGTTTGGAATTGTCGCGCGTTACCGGGATGTCCCCAGAGTACATCGCCCAACAAGGAGCCGTGTCTATTCGTGGACGTGCCCCGTTCATGCCGGCGACGCGGGCGTTGCGAGATCGCGTCAATCGGGAACGCGATGAGGTTCTTGAGTCTTCCGGGAGTCTTCCCGGCTTGGACACCAACAACGCCGTAGTTGCCGAAAACAACATGCTGTTGAAACAGCAGAACGACCTTCTACGCGGGCTCCAGATTTCCGGCTTCCTGGGTGCGACCCGTCCATCATTGAATGCTGGGATTGAATAGATGGCGCGCAACATGGTTGGAGCCTTGCAGTTTTTCACGGTGCGTCGGCCGACGGCGCCTCCGGCCGAAGTGCCCGAGGACATCACGAGGCCTAACGTGGACGGCGTGGCGTTCCGTAAAACAGGCCGCCGCGGCGAGACGTATCAGTTGGTCGCGACCATCGACCTGATTACGTCAGCCGACGTCAAGGCTCGCATCGATGCGGCGGCGAATCTGTGCAGCACCGTGGTGACCATCATCGACGACATCCGCGACGGGAGCGGCAACGGTACCTCGTGGGGCTTGCAGTTGATTCATGCGTCGCGCGTGGTGTCTGCAAATCGTGTCGAAGGCGCGGTCGGCGGGATCAACGGAACCGCCGCGAAATTCATCGTGGTTATCGAGTTTGAGGTGCGAGACACGCGAAGGAACCCGAGCGAATGAGCCACCGCTGTATATTACATTACGCTTGGTCGCTCCACCTGCTGTGGGTGGGATGCCTCATCGCATCGACACATCCGGCGGCCACGTCGAGTATTCGGCCGATCGCAACCATGTGCGGCGGCCGGTGGGGCGCGATTGTCTTTTTGACGCTGGCTTGCGGCCTGTCGATCGTTAACATTTTCAGGCTGGTATGCGTGCCGAGAATCTTCGGGTTCATGGCCATGCTGCCTCAGCAGGCGGCGATGTGCACCTCGGCACTGGGAGCCATCAGCTATGCGATCCAATGCCAATACGCGGACGGAGTCGCCAGGCCGTTCTGGTTCATCTTCGCGGATCAGTTGCCGTGCATCATGGCTGCGGTGTGGCACACGGTGGCTCTGCTGGATGAGTATGGCGGCCGTGGGCTGTTCAACGGCAAAGCTGGTGGAAGTCCGGGGTCGAACGGGCGGGGGTCCAAACTGGTGGGATACTACTCGGCAAGTTCAGCGGGAAAACAGCCTAAACCCTGAGCCGATCGAGGACCACTTTGTGGAGGTGCAAGTGTCGCAGGGATTCGACTTTGTGCTGAGCAACGGAGTGACACTCTCTGTCACTTACATTCGGCGAGACGCACCGGAGACCGACGTTCATCAGCAGATCCTCGGGCTGGAAGTTTCGTACCCGATTTGGAAGGCGAAGCGATAGATGCTGACCGGCGAATGGATAGCCATCTCAGCGGCTGCGGTGAGCGTCGGAACGCTCGCGGTCTCGGCGTTGACGTTTCGCGCCAAGGCCGCCGTCGACTACGTGAAGCAACTCGAAACGCGGATCGGACTTCAGGATGCCCGCATCGAGAAGATGGAAGCAGCCAACCAGGCGTGCGAGGCCCGGTGCGCAGGTCTGGAACGGCAGAACTTGTCACTGATGAGGCGGTTGGTGGCGAACGACGTAAAGAATGGGAGTTGAATATGGGCGGAATAATACCTCCACCCGGCAAGGCGAAAATATCAGCCTGGGCGGACGGCAAGTACACGACATACTACGCGACCGAGTTCAGGTTAGTCAAAAAGGGAGACACGCTATGGCTTGCGTTTCGAGATGGGGATAGCCAATGGGTCGAACTGCCAATGAGCGACGCAGATGTGGAGCTGCCGGACGGTGGGGCGTGAATGGATGGCGATCACGTTTCTCAATCCGCAGAAAGTCGGGGCGTCCGCGTGGCGGCTGACGTGGACTTCGGACGTTGCCGATCCGACGTTCAACATCTATGTCAACGGTGTTCAAGCCGCAGAGCAGCGCGTCAACACGTTCGTGGTCGGCGGGGACTACATAGACACGCACGTCGTCGAAGTGATGGACGACGGCTCGGCTCCGCGGTATGCCGCCAACAACCGAAGCGAGCTATTATTCAACACAGACGCCAATGCCGACCACTACGACGTGGAGCACAATCCGGGAAGCGGGTTCGTTAAAATCGCGCAGATGCCGCGTGCCGGTGGGCGAGAGGCAATGCGGACGTCGCCCCTGGACGATGCGTCCGTGCATCAGTTTCGGGTGACCCCGGTTCGGGAGGATGGCACATCCGGGACTGTGGTAACGGTATCCGGTAGATCAATCAGACATGCGGACGTGCCGCTCGTGTCTCTGGCGTATGCCTCTGGCACCGGTGTAGTCACGATTTCATGAGGTGAAAAAATGGCCAGCGTAATGACACATGCGGACTCTATTCGAGAGTATCTAACCGGGGCTTCGTCGCACTTCGGCGCACAATCGAACAGCGACCTGAGTCTGGGCAACCACCAGTCTTCGACCGAGATTGGCGGGATGTCGTTTAACGTCTCCAGCCCGATTGCAAATATCAGCGTCGACTTTGCCAGCGCGGCGAACAGCACTGGTGCCGGAACGCTGACGGTCACTGGAAGCGACATGCTCAAGTGGACTCCGCCGGGGGGCGGACAGGGGAACGACGTCACGATCCTCAATGGGGAGTCGAAGGTTGTCGAGGGTACCGACCTCAACATGTACGTGCGGATATCGCGTACCTCGGCAACGGCCCTGACGGGCACGGCAACAGTCACGATCAGCGAGCCGGTCAACAACGTTTTCGGGTTCGACAACGTGTCTGCGGCCGAAGCGGCCGCGGGCGACACCGAATACCGCGCGGCGTGTATCGAAAATGTGTCTTCTGTGGCGGTGACCAGCGTCAAGGTGAAGCTGAAGACTCTTGGGACCCAGCAGGTTTCAGGCGTCACTCAGTTGCCTGCATCCGGCGCGGGGACGATTGTGACGGCCGGGTCCTTTTCGACGTGGCCGAATCAAGGCTATGCGATGGTCAAAACGAGCGGCGGCTCTGTTCGAGAGTCTATCTATTACACGTCGAGGACGGCAACGGCGCTCACGGTGCCGGCCGCCGGCCGAGCGTTGCAGGGTACGTCCGCTGCGGCCGGCGCTGCATCGGATACCGTCGACGCCATTCCGTCGATTGCGATCGCGAAAGAAGCGCCGAGCTCCCAGCCGTCGGGGTCGTTTCAAACGATCGCGAACGAGAGCACGGCGCCGACGGCGGTCACTTTTTCTCAGCCTCTTACCGATACCGAGGCGATCAGCATCGGAACACTGAATCCCGGTGAGATACAGGCAGTCTGGATGCGGCGTGTGATGCCAGCCGGTTCGGCGACAGACGTTGCCGCGTCGAATCAGATTCGGTTTACGTTCGACGCATCGTGAGATCGGAGTAGATCGTTGGCTATCGACTTCATGCAGTTTGACGACGTCCCCGATGTGATCGGTGGGTTCGAGCAATATTGTGCTGCCGACGCTGTGTGCTTTGTCCCGGATTGGAGAAAGTCGGCACAGGGTGCCTCAGCCGGCACGGCGACATTCACGTATACCCAAAACAATCCGCTTGGCGCTTTGCATGTTGTCGGCGGATGGGAGCTCCATGTGGGGGCTTACACCTGTCCGGCCGGAACGTGGACTGTGCGATTTAACAATGTTACCGACAACATAGACCTCACGGTGACAGATGTTGACATCTGCCATGTGCGTGGAGGTGTTAGTATCGCATCCATCGGGCATGCGGATACCGCTCTCAATTTGGAGTTCACAGGCGTCAAAACGGCTGCCGTAACCGGAATTGCGGTTACGTTGCAAGCCGGAGACTATGTTGCTGTTCTATTGACGATGCAGAACGACAACGAATTGGCTCAGACCGTCGACTACAAGTCGAACCAAAACATTACGACGCCGCTAGTTAGTGCCGGTATGTCAGCCGCGATCAAGCGTCGCCTACTGACTCGTGGAGGAAATCGATGGCTGTGACGTATCTGCGAAAGTACGGGGTTCAAACCACGGTCGACTTCCCGCTGCTCGACGCAACGACCGCCCAATACATCGTCACCGCTGCGCATGCTTCCGGCGATACGAAGATCATGAAGGACGAGGGCACCGAAGCCAACACGACAAACGCCTTCACCGACGAGGGGCAAGGCTATTCGATTGTCCTTACGGCGACAGAGATGCAGGCCGCTCGCATCGTCGTGTACGTTGTCGATCAAGGAACCAAGCTGTGGTTCGACGAAGCGCTCATTATCGAAACGTACGGCCATGCGTCGGCGATGCATGCAATTGACTTCAGCGTTGCGACACAACCGGTCAACGTCACGCAGCTACTCGGTACCGCGTGGGCCACGCCGACGACTGCCGGATACCCGGACGTCAACGTTGCGAAGCTTTTGAACACCGCCTGGGAAGCGCCCGCAACGGCCGGAAGGCCCGACGTCAACGTCAAGGCTATCTCCACGGACACAGTTGCGGCCGACAATGCCGAAGCATACTTCGACGGTTCCGGTTATGCGGAGATTTTGCGGGGCGGGACAACGCAGGCAGGCGGGACGCTTACAACGGCGGTGCTGGATGCCGGAGCATCGGCAACCGATGAGGCGTACCGCGATGCGCTTTTCGTTATCACGTCCGGGGCGAACATCGGCAAGGTTCGGCAAATCTACAGCTACGTCGGTTCCACCAAGGTGGCTACGTTCTTCGCAGACGATCCGTTGAATGCGGCGCCGAACACCGTGTCGTATGTTTTGCTTGCGTCGTCGCTTGCGCGCAAGGCGTACGGCGCGGCATATCCTGTTACTCCATTGACGGGAACCGAGGGAAAAGCCGCGAACAATTCCGGCGAGATGATCGTCGTCAGCGGGTATCCGTGGATCGATCTTCGCAAGATCGCAGGGGACGAAACGGCCGTCACCAATCTACTCGCCGCCATGCTTACAGAGTTGGTCGGTGCCGCGTCCGGTGGCGGACACACAACGACTGTGATGAACACGAACCTCACCGAAACCGTCACGGGGAAGTTCATCGGACGTCGAGTGTACTGGACTTCGGGAGTCCTCAACCGCGAATCGGCTACGATCACGGCATACAACGGGACGACCAAGCAACTCGGTTACGCCGCGACGACGGCGGCTCCGTCGAATGGCGACACCTTTGTCATTGTGTAAACGATGCCAAGTTCCGCACTGCAACTATGGGGCGGTCCGGGTCCGGACTTCGCGATCCCGGCGAAGCTGGCTGCGTTCGCGCGAGTCGTCGGCGGTAATGACGCGCATACGCTTCTATTGCTACATTGCGATGGGGACGACGGGTCGGTCACATTCGTAGACTCATCGCTCGGCGGTTCGCCGAAGACGATCCTTGCCAATGGTTCGGCCCGGGTGCGACCGACGTCGAAGTTCGGGGACGGCGGGTTGTACTGCGATGGCAGCGGCGCATACCTCCAAGTGCAGCCGTCGGCCGACTTCTACTTCGCCGGGGACTTCACCATCGACTTTTGGGCGAATGTCACGCGAGACAGCTCGCGTCCGTTCTTGTTTACGTTCTGGGGAGGAGTCGATGACTACCTTGCGATCGAGGGCAGGTACACCCGGGGCAATCAAGCGTCGTTCGTTCTGCGGTTCGTGTCCGGGCGGCGCATCGAGTTCGTGGTTGAAACCGACTACGTCGACTGCGTCGGGCAATGGAATCACTTCGCGATCTGCCGATCGGGTAGCACGGTGCGTTTGTTCATTGGCGGCGCCGAGATCGGCTCGGCTACGTTCTCCGGCGCGGTCAACCTGACGTCGCATAGCCTCTACGTCGGGCGTTCGTTGCGCTATGGATTGCCGGATCTGCAAGCGCTCGATGGTCATGTCGATGAGTTCCGCATCACCAACGATGCGAGGTTCCCTTCGGCTTTTACGCCGTACAGCAATGAGTACACCATGCAGTTCTCAACCGACGCAACAGGGCGGTCCATAGTTTACGGTTCGTTCGTGTTGGAAGGCCGCGGTCGAGCCGGCGTCGTCAAGGCAACCTTCAGCGCGGACGGCCGCGGTTCGGCACGGATCTTCAATTCGCTGTCGTGTGACGGTCGGGGGCAAGCAGCGATCGTCAAGACCTTCAGTGTTGATGGCCGCGGCAAGTGCGGCGTCATTGGGTTGCCGGTCCAGACATTCAAGACGGATGGTTCGGGTGTCGCAAAGGTATACCGCACGTTTAGCGCTGATGGTCGAGGGCAATCACGGACACTTGTCCCGTACGCGGGCGAGGGTCGAGGCAATGCGAGGATCGTCCGCGACTTTGTTGTGGACGGCAGAGGCAATGCCAAGGTGTTTCGATCATACACCGCGGACGGGCGTGGCATCCACCGCGTGCTCGGGACGCCGATTTATCAAGTGTTCTACGGCAACGGCAGCCCCCCGGACTTGGCCGGTGCTCCGTGGCAGACTTTCACGGTCCTGCCGTTCGCCACGCCCGCAATCAGCGGTGTCGGCAAGCACTACTTCGTGGTGCGGCGGTGGAACCTGTGGGGACTGCAAACACAAAACGACCAGACAACCATCATCGAACTGGACGGCGCAGGCAACCAGTTGCAGCCGCGCCCGTCCGGTGCGCACTACTGGACGTTCATCGTCGCGCCGGTCCCCAAAGTCTCGGTCGTCGCGAGCTATGCCTACCCGATCGAGGGTACAAATCAGGCCGATCAATGGCTCGTTTACGCGAAGGTCGGCTCGGCTCCGGTTATCGGCGTCGATGCGCCGGTCGTTGTCCCGATGCTCAAGTCTGACGGAGTTGCGAAGCTGCGCTGGTTGTCCGGAGACTACAGCATCGGGAACGCGATCCACGTGAAGGTGCTTACGCGGCGCACGACGGGTACGGCTCGCGACAGCGACGACGTTGCAGCGAAGGTCAACACCATTATCTCGGCTGCGTCCGTGGCGGCCGGTGGCATCGGCGTTTTCCAATCTGGTTCGCGCGGGTTTGTTCAGGAGGGTTGACCGTGGCAGGCAAGATGATCCAAGTCGGTCCGGTTATCGCGGCTCCGTTGGTCGGGCCGATCACTTCGCAGCCCGCGGCCGGTCAGCAAATCCCGCGGACTTATACGCAAGTTTGGATTCGCACCGCGTGGAACCTCCCTTGGTTCCCGGTGGACTACTTGCGGCCGGTGTCGGCGATCGAACGGGCGATGCCCGGCGGAAGCGAAGCGACGTTCGTCTTCAACTTCGGAGACATCAAACGCGAGGACGAGGACGCCGTGCGCGTGTTCAACGAGCTGCGGCACGCCGACTTTTACGTCTGTATCGTTGCGATCCCCGAGATCCAGGGGGCGACGCCGTTTACGATCTGGTGTGGAATCTGTCCGGCGTCGTCGCGCACGGTTCACGCGACGCGAGAGCCGACGCCGGGCACGTTCGTCGAATCGGGTGACCAAACGTTCCATGCGTTCGGCCTGGAGTACCTGTTGCGCCGCCGGAGAATCAGCGGCGCGTGGGTGTACGACACTGGCGGTGGCGCTGCAATCACCGCACGCAAGATGGCGTGGGCTCCGCAATTCAACGAACGCCTTCAGGGCGGCTTGCAGTTGGCGCAGGGGAATCGATCTACGACGCGGGTGACGCGCACTGTGCCATCGCCGACGGTTGTCGGCTCGTATGCGTTTGGCGGCGACTTGCTGTGGTCGGCGAAAGACATCCTTGAGTACCTGCTGTTTTTTGCGGTCGATCCGGTGCGCGGCTACGACAAGCGCGAACCCGAGTTCCGACTGGCGAGCACGCCGCCGTCGTTGCTGAATAGTTACCTCGCAAGTTTTTTTCCGATCCTCGACCAAGAGGATTCCGACGTGTGGACGTTGCTCGGCAAGATCATCGATCGACGGCGCGGCATGACCGCGGCGATCGCCTGGGGTCTCACGGCCGTGGACAACGTGCTGTTGCCGAACAGCAACCCACTCGACTTGACGCTGTTTCCGCTGACAGACCAGGACATCACGATCGGTGGATCGACGCTGCCGAAGAACCCAATGACGCTCGACGTGAACATCGAGCGTGACATCGACTTCGGCGAGGTCACGATCGAACAGGATTCCGCCTCGACTTACGATCAGGTGGTCGTGAAGGGTGAGCGTTGTATTGCGGCAATCAGCGCGTCGGTCGGAAACACCGCGTACATAGCCATGATTCCAGCGTGGAGCGGCGCTGATGAGTCCGCGTACGAAGCGGCCAACGACGACAATCGTCGCCTCCAAGATCTGTTCGGCCGGGTATATCGCGGATTCAAACTGCCGAATCCATTCGGTTGGACTGACCGCGCGGGCCTGACGCTGAATCCAGCGTTTACGCCGGACGGCCGCCCCATATGGGCTGGTCTTGTGCCAGTGGCCGCGGTGCAGCGCAACGAGCCGACGCTACTCGCCGAGCTTCCCTTCGCAAGACTCTCGGAAGACGGCGTTTCCGCAACTGCATCGCTGTTGACCAAGCCGTTTGCCTTGTGTTACGCGGAGAACGATTCGGACGCATCGGCCAACCGCTACGTCTACGCAGAGGACCCGCCGGATAGCATCGACGTGACAGCGGCATCGGTGCGAATTCGAGATCGGGAGTCCATGATCGAGATCGACTTCCGTCCGAATCACTTACACGGGAAGCGGTTTTTCAGTGCCGGTCCATCGGTGCCCGCCGAGAAACAGCCGGTGTTCGACTACACCAAGACCATCATGACGCTCGCCATTCTGTGCGACTCACGCCCGTCTGTGACGCTGGACATTCAACAGCCGCCGACGTCCATGCAACAGCGAGTATTGACCATCGAGGTGGCGGAAGCGCATTTTTGGTTTGCGGCCGCCAACACGCTCCGAGGGCTGACGTCGATAATCAGTATTGTTCCCTCGGCTATTTTGCGCGATGACACCGACAGACTGCGCGCGATTGCAGCATCCGCAAGGGCGTGGTACGGACGACGCCGGGCTCGACTGGAGTTCACTAAGCGACGAATCGAAGACGCCTACTCGCTCGGCACCTACATCGCGACGGCGCGGACGCAGGCGAGCGGCACGCGGATCAACTCATGTGTCACGCAACGAAGATGGGACTTCGAGAAACAGACGACCGGTATCTCTACTGAGTTCGCGGAGTTTGATTTCCGATGATGAACGATCGACGGATAGCGAACCTTGAAAGCGAGCTGCAACGGATCAGGGCGCAACTGTCCGAGATCCCGGTCCGGTTCCCGTCTCCGGGCAGCAAGGGCGTGGGTTCTGAGATTCAGCAGTTCGTTTTCAAGTCGCAGCAAGCGAACTGGATCACCTGTCGCTCGTGGGACGGCTTGGCCGAGGGCGCCAACGACGTCCTGGTCACCAAGCCTTGGGACCTGCGGCCGTACGTGTTCAGCGGCAAGACGTATGTACCGAGCGGCGCGCCGGCGTTGACGCGAGTGCTATACTCATATCCAACCAACGATCGGCGCGAACTCATCACACAGCGGCAGATCGGCGGCGTGTATACCGAGCAATCGCGCGCAACCGAGTCAGTCTATCCGCCGTGGGACTTGAGGACGATCGGGGCGGACCGCGGCCTCATCTATGCGTTCAAGCCGGTCGGCGGAACAAGCGAGGAAGACGGCGCCAGCAATGCCATCGTCTGGCAGGACGCGAACGTGTCGGCGCGGACGTGGCGTGGCGCGGCGTCGGCGCTCGGTGCGATCGTCGGGACGGCGTCCAGTTTGCAAAATGACACCATCACGATCGGCACAACGGCCGGCAGTGTGGTCGTCGCGAAGCACCACTTGCATCGGCTGTCGTTGACCAGCGAAGGGCGCGGCAGCGCTTTAATCAACTTCACGCTCCCGAATGCGAGTAATAGTAGTCGCAGGGCTACGCGGTTTCAGGACAACATTTTCCAAAACGAGCAAATGATTCCCCGCTGCCTTTCTGTCGATAGCAACGAGGTTGAAGTCGGCGACAAGATCATTGCGCTAGACGTCGGTGAAACGGTCACCGGTATTCCCGGCGTCAAGTATCTCGACATGACGCCACGCATATGGGGGCGCATGCCGTGAGCTTTCGGACGGGCACTTGCCGAAAGGCATACTGGAGGGTGTCGGACCTTGACACAACCGGTTTCGATACTTCGCTTTGGAAAGATGGTTCAGCTTGCGCGGCTCCGCGTTTTCGCGCGTTGGACAACTTTTCCGTTTTGCAGATCATCGCAGTTGGCCCGAACTCTTGGTATGTGAATCAGCCCTGGCATCACTACACGCCGCACGTTGGCGGAGATGTCGGATGGGACGACAATCTCGCATTATTTGAGGCGCAACGATTACTGTGGCCTGCCTGGAACAATGTTCAGTATCTCATACTCCACTTCCCAAGCGAGATTATGCGCAACGGCCAGCAGATTTTCGATTCTTTGGTTCCCGCAGACCGGACGTTGCCAAGCTATTTCAATGTTCGCCAAATTACGAGCTGGGGCGTTCCGCCTGTTCCACCGGAGGTGGTGCCGACGCTGAACATGGCACAGTTGGATGCTGCGTACCTGTCGGTGCGCAATGAAGCCGATCGCGCCTATGACGTTGTGACTGCATCGTACGCGGATCAAATTGAGCTCAGCAACGTGGAGCATCCATTCGGCAACGGCATCGACGCCGTGACGGCACTTCAAACGTGGCACGCGAGTAGATTTAAGCCGGTCAGCAACCCCAACAGGCCGACTGAACCGACTCCGCCCGGAAGCGTATCGCACCTGTGCGGACGGTTTTTCAATTGGGTTGTGCAAGGAGCTCCGAATGTTGGCGCGATCGGCGATCCGCGATGGCTTCTGTTCCCGATCCACGACATGGGAGCCGTTGCCCCGGCGCCGTACAACTACTGAGCCAGTTTCCAAGTCACATTTTCAGGCCACATCCATAAACCACGTCATATAAACGACTTAGAATAGGCTTCATCAGAATCATAATCACTTGGTCGGGACCGGCGCAGAAGCGGATGCGGTACAGGACCGAGCCGTCCGGCCCCATGATCTCACGGTCATACCCGTATGGCGTCAGGCGGCCAGGATCGGAGGCGCCCAGCACGGACGAGATCTGTCCGCGAAGCGTGTTCTGCGACAGACTGATCGAGAACTGGCGGTTCTGAAATTGCCTGAAATTGCTTCACCGCTCGCAAGACGTCGCCATCGATCCCTTCGCGGGCGATGTAGTCCTCGGTCACGGACAACAGGACGGCACCGGCCTTGCGGAGCAGGTACCGGTAGTACTCCGTCTCGGTAACATCGCCGCGCGAGAAGCGATCGGAGTTCCAGACAATAACGGCCTTGAAGTTACCCCGTTCTGCGTCTGCGATCATTCGTTGAAAGGCGGGCCGCTTGTCGGCCGAGGTGCCGCTGATGGCGTCGTCGAGGTACTCGCGGACGATGTCGTAGTCGCGTTCCGCGGCCCAGCGCGCTACCTCGGTGCGCTGGTCGCCGATGCTGTGCTCCTGGCGGTCAGTCGAGCGTCGAAGGTACGCGACGGCTGGGATTCGTGGCTTCGTTGCGATCTCCATTTTTCGGTTCCCGTTCACGGACCTTTGTCCGACCTATCCAGCGGTTCCACGGTCGCGGACGCACCCTTACCTCGACCGCGCGGGGGAATCCAGGCAGTTTCCCGCCTCATTACGGCCTTTCGCGAATGGCGTAGTCGTGCACTCATCCCCACCAGCGTCCCCCACCTAAAATGAAGGTTGAGGATTTCTGGGTTCGGCGGGACAGCGTCCGGTCGTGGGTTGCTACCAACGCCTGGGCCCATTGCGTCAGAATGCGGTTTTTGGCTGGCAATGGCCTAGCTGCGGCTGCTTTGCAGGATTCTTCCAGTGTCTTGCATTGGCTTCTAGTTTGCCTCTTACGCCACTTTTATGGCAGATTTTTTGATCGAACTCGAAGTCGGCGGGAAGCGACACCGGTTGAAGCCGCCGGCGGACCAACGCCAAGCTCGAGCGCTCGCCGCGTGGCTTGATCGCGAGCGCTCATTCCGCGACGCGGGCGCGCCGCTGCCTCAGGCGCTCATTGACGAGGCTGGGCGGTTGCCACGTCGCATCCGCAACCGGCTGGCGGCGTGGGGGATGCTGGGCGGGGGAAGCGCATGGCGGAGACCTCAAGTCGCTTGCTGGCCGCTACGCGGCTTCCCTGCGCGCGGGGGGACGCTCGGAAGGCCACGTCGGACGTACGGAACTGGCCATCCAATTGCGCCTTGAGCCTCTCATCGCGTGGCTGGCCGGACGGCGGGCGATGGACGGTAAGACGATAGAAGTGGCCTCCACTCGCGGTCACTCGCGCCCCGTCCGGTTCGGCACTCGGACATCGAACGCCTATCTGATGGCCATGTGCTCGTTTGCCCGCTGGCTCACCGTCGAGGGTCACCTCGAGCGCAACCCGCTGGTCCGCGCGAAACCGCTACGGCAGGATGTGAAGCGGGTGACGCGGAGGGCGCTCCTGCCGGCGGAGGTTGGGAAGCTCTTAAAGGTCGCTGGTCCGGTGTTCGGCGTCCCCGCGGCTGATCGCGTCATGCTCTACCGCATGGCCCTGGAGACGGGCCTGCGGTCCGGGGAGCTGCGGTCGCTGACGGTGGGGTCCAGTGCATTCCTTGGATTGGCATTAAATCCTTTCAGCGGCAAGACTTACACGAAAACGCATTGTGCCTATATTATTTCCATTGACACATACACGATTTCGATTATCTTTCCGCCTCATGCTCAGTGCAGTTGTTTTAGATCGACGGGTGAGGGGCGGGAAGTTTTGCGACGTGATCGACGTCGCGGACGTGCTCGCGGAAGGCGACCTCCATACGCCGGCGAACGCAATCGCGGTCATGTGTCGCCAGTCGTCGCTGTTTGCTGAGACGGTCGCAAAGCTACAGCAGCAGCAGCAGTGTTCAAAGCGAAAGAAGGTGCCCGCATGAGAACTCGTCACTTAGTAGTGATCGCTGTGTCGTGTCTCTGTTTCTTCTGCTGGCTCGGCGAACTCTACCGCCGATCAGTGCAGGCGACGCTCGACATGCTCGAACGCGACGTGCCGCTCATCACGATGGGAGGGATGGAAGGATGAGAACACTCGGCATCATCGTCTGCGGCGCCATCATCCTGGCTCTCGCCTACGGAGCGATGTACCTGTGAACCCGCCCACCATCGACAGCTTGGCAGGCCGCGGGCGGAAGCCTGTTGGCGTGCCCGAGGCGTGTGAGCGGCTCGGGATCGGCAACAAGCGACTCTACGCAAGGAAGGCAGATCAGGTTGTGAAAGTCGGCGACAACATCACGGTTACGGTGGTGGCCATTCGCGGCGATCAGGTTCGGTTGGGATTCCAGGCGCCGCGCCACGTGCAGAGTGTGTCGAGCAACGGCCGGAGCCGGAGCACGACTACTTGAAAGGAGTCAATGGTGTACATCAAAGGAACTGTACGGCGTACTGGTGGAGCTTGCCTACTGGCGTTGTCGGGGTGTCTGGAGGGATGCCAGCTGCCCAATGCGTTCCCGAGGGAACTGGCCGAAGCGACGAAGATGATCGTCCAGAAGGTCGCCGACGAGGGGACCCTTGAGAAGTGGGCCAGCAACGTTGAGGGCGACGTTTTCAATCCGGGCGTCGAAGCGTACGTCTGTGTGTCGAGTGGCGTCCGGCTCGTAGGCGTGCAGGGCGAGATTGACCTGACGGCTGGCGGCGATTCGACGCGCCTACCGTCGGGCGTGCGCGATGCCTTGATTGCACAACTGAGCGGTCCGCTCGGTGACCAGCAGCGAATGGCAATCCTCGAAATTCTTGGGTGGAATCGGACGCCAGCGGGTGGGACGCCGACGCCAATCCCATAACGGTTCCCGGTGCGGTGATCTTGGACATGGGATGGCCACGGGCTTGTCTCGACAAGATGGGAGGTGATGGCATGGGCTGAATCAGATTTTGTGCGTCGAACACGGGGGGGGCGGTGTGGCTGACGATTCCATGCCGCCCCCAAATTTCCCACGAATTGAGCGATCCATGACCATCCGCAACACCAAGTGAATGTACTGCCCATCCTCGGTATGGCGTGCATCGTGTTCGGTTGCCGCGCGGCCGGCGTGGATATGCCGAAGCAGGTGACCACGACCCAGCAGCCGGAACAAAAGACGGCCAGCGACCAGGATCCTACGCTCGTGGCGTACGGCGACCTCAAGAGCTTTGTCGAGAGCACGATTCGCAACACTCAGACCGTCAACGACCTTTGGCCGAGCGTGGTGACCAACGGAATTCAGACGTTGTGCGTTCTGGTGGCTGTGCTGTGGTTCATCAGGCGCCACAGTTACCGCGCGGGAAAGCCGCTGTAGGAAGCCGAGCGGATGCGGCAAGTGATGTCCATTCGTGAGGCGCAGCGAACGGCGGATGACGGGGCAAGGCGCGGCGCGGCGGGGCACGGCGGGCAAGTGGCCACGACTGTTCGTGGTGCGGAACGTTCGCTCCGCTTTTTACGGCGAACACGTTTGAACAGGAGCACAGAGCATGGGATTTGCGAAAAAGGATGAAGGCGTCGCCGTAATCAAACCGGCGAACATCGTGAGGACGACGTTGCGGATCAAGGGTACGGCACCGCTGGTGATGGCCAAGTTCAGTCAGAAGACCCGCCAACAGCTTCTCGCAAACATGTCGGCAAGCGGCGCCAACAAAAAGGCCAAGAGTGCGCGGCCGCCACGGAACTACGATGAGGAGTTCAAGAATGCCCAGCATAGAACGGTTGGGGGCAGGCACGGGATTCCTTGCGCTGCATTCCGCAACGCGATGATAGATGCGTGTCGGTTGGCCGGCGTGATGATGACGCGGGCGAAGATGTCGATCTTCATCATCGCGGACGGCGTTGACGAAGACGATGGAACCCCACTTGCGTACATCGTCAGCAAAAAGGCACCAGAGAAGCTTGAAAGCTTGGTGCGTAATGACAACGGATCGGCGGACATTCGCATCCGTCCGATGTGGCGGGAATGGGGAGCTGACGTAACTATTGAGTTTGACGCGGACATGATTACGGCCGAGTCTGTCGTCAATCTGCTGGATCGCGCAGGGCGCCAAGTCGGAATTCTTGAGGGCCGACCGTTCAGCAAGAACAGTTGTGGTCAAGGCTGGGGTACGTTCACTGTGGTTACAGGAGATAACAAACGTGACAAGTAAACCGAAGAACATGGTCGCCGAGATCGACGTGAGGACTGAGTCAATCAAGAGTGAGTTGACGCGGATAGCGGCACACTACAACGGTGTGCTCAATCCGCGGCAGGTCGTCGAGGCGGCGCGCGACGAGTCTCACGCTTTACACGGGGAGTTTTGTTGGGACGACAGTGAGGCTGCGGACAGATACCGCATCGCGCAAGCCGGTGCGCTGATTCGCCGCGTGTCCTATACGATCACGCGCCAAGATCCCAAGACGAAAGAGATCAGATTGACGACGACGCGGGCCTATCAGTCCAGACCTTCCATGAGAAGTGCGGACGGCGGCTATGAGGATGTCAACGCGATCGTTTCCGATGAGGAAAAGCGTCAGGAGATGCTACGTCAAGTCATGTCTGAGTTGGCGGCCTACCGTCGCCGCTACGACGCGCTCGTTGAGTTGCGCTCCGTCTGGGCCGCTATCGATGAGGCGGCGCTTACCGCCAAGGAGTTGAAGGCACCTCGGAAGCACGTTGCGAAGAATGTTCCTGTTGTTAGGCGCGGCAAGGCAAGCATGGCACGGTAACGCCGACAAGGCAAGGCATGGCGCGGCGCGGCGCGGCGCGGCGGGGCATGGCGCGGTAACGCCGACAAGGCAAGGCATGGCGCGGCGCGGCGCGGCGGGGCACGGCGGGGCACGGTAACGCCGACAAGGCAAGGCATGGCGAGGCAAGGCCAGGCACGGTAACGCCGACAAGGC